TTTGCTGTCGGTCTGGATTTCCAGATCAATGGTGCCGGCAACAATTTGCTCTGCGCTGCCGATGGCGGTTGGGAACGAAGTTACAGTGGCTTGGAAGTAGTATTTGTCGCCGGAAGGCAGCGATACTTCAAAGCTGTAGTCGTCGTCATCGTTCAGCGCGGCCTTGGCCAGCACTTGGCCTTCGTCCTTCGTGTCAACGCCAAGCTTCAGCTGCATCGCGCCTTCATCGAAGGTCGATTTTTTCTTCACGGTGCCGCGCGTGTCCACCGGGTTATGCTTGGTCACGTTGTACTTGCGGCCAAACTCGCCCAGATCGGTGACTTCACCGATGCGCTTCATGTTGGCTGCGATGGCGGCGTAGCCAGCGGCGTCGAAGGTCTCCGGCTTGGCGGAGCTAATCTTGATGATGGTGCCCGCTGCGGTATGAACAGTCATGGTGTTCCCTTTCAAATTGGTTGTGGAAAATCACTCGTTGTAGATCAGCAGGTAGTCCACCGGCTGAGTCCAATTGCCGGTTATGTCGTCCCTACTTACCGGACCAAAGCCGGTCATCCGACAACTGGCGACGAGCTTCCCAGCGACAACGCTATTATCCGCTGCTTTGAATACTTCGCGCACACGAGCATGCAACTCCTTGACCTCGCCGATGGTTGGCGCAATCGGATTAATCTGCACCCTCGCTCGCGGCCTGTCGGTGTCGTCAACGTTCGGAGTCGGCTTGCCCGTTACGAGGTTGTACACGATTGCCGGCATTTCGGTGCCCTCGGGCAGCTCCGCGAGCGCAACCCGATCACCAACAAGGTCGTATATCACCGGATCAGCGAGGAGCGCCGCGACGATGAGTTCTGGATTCATGGCTGCGCACCCCTTTTCTGTACGTGCTTGTTTAACTCGATTGGCAAGCGATTTCTGATGTAATTTGCGACAGCAGCAATGGCATCATCACTCGCGTGATCGAAGGCCGGGCGCATGTATGGCGTCTGCTTCGATCCGGGGTGGTTCACCGTCGCAACCGGCTTGCCGCTGACCAGCAGCGCATCCTTGTTCTTTGGGCGTATGAAGTGTTGTGCTGAGCCGAATTCGACAATTTGCGCATAGTACGCCTTCACGCTGCCAGCGCGAATCGTGGCCACTACCGTGCCATTCTTCAGCCGCACGGAGTAGCGGATAGACTTGCGAAGCGCGCCGGAGCGCACCGGCACATATGTGCGCGCCTGCTCTGCCATCACCTTTGCACCTGCCCGCAAGCCGCCTCGCAGCACGTTTCCCTCGACGCGCGCCGGGAGCAGCTTCAGGAACTCATCGAGTTCAGAGAGGCCGGAAACGATTCGTGTTTCTGCCATCACTTCACCTCTATGCAATCATAAATGATGTACTCATGCGCCTCGTTCAGATCGCGCGCAGCGTTGATGTTGAAGATGCGCAGACCAAGCGCGATTCGCACCCCGGCAAAGTCCATCAGGCTGGCGTGATAGCGCACCGCGATGGTGTGCGTGGACTCAGAGCGGGTTGCGCCGTCGTGTTTGGCCTCATTACCCTTCACCTGTCGGACATTAGCCCACAGCGATGTGATGCGCACCCAGCCGAAGCTGGGATGTCCATATGCGTCCTTTTCCGGAGCTTGGCGCTGAAGCATGATGCGTTTGTCGAGCGAGCCTGCGTCCATATCACACCTTCACAATTCGATAAGGCGACAACAATCTGTCGCCAAACGGCACCTTCATCAAAATTTTCTCGGTCGCGGCCTCGCGGTTTTTGTACCAATGGCCGACCTGCAGAAGAATCCAATGTCTCACCGACTCAGGCGTTTTGTCGCCCCAACCAGCGGTGTACGTAACCACCACATCCGTGCCGCGTGGCCAGTCGTTGGCAATCGGGCGCACAAACTCGCTGAGGCTCAGGCGATAGTCTGCGAACGACTTCTCAGTGCCGTTTTCGTCCACATACGCAACCGACTCAACCTCTTTCACATCTGGCCACGACAGCGCGATTGCGTTGTGATGGAAGAAGCCGCCATGCGAGCGCGGAGGATGGCGCAGCGGAAACCCTTCAGGCAACTCCAGCTTGTAGCGCGCGAACGCCACGGCCCGGCCCAGCTGGACGGCGCACACCTCACTGGCCGATTCGATGAGCGCCGTCAGCTCGCCGTCCACCATCGCGTCAGTTTCCGGGTCGATCCGGTCGATTCGGAGCCGCAAGCGCGCCTCGCTCGCCGTTACAGGGGCCGTGATCGTGGCAATCAAGGTCGTTTTGCGGTCCATGTGGTTACTCCTCGCTCGAATCCTTGGCCAGCTGGGCCTTTCCTGTGGCCAAGGCGTGGTTTGCGACGGCGGCTGGTACTTCCCGACCACCCGGCTCAAAATAAACCACGGTAAGGCCATCGTAGCTGTAGCCGAAACGCTCGATGACTTCGATTTCTGCGGTTTCGCCCGCGACCTGCGCTACTGCTGCGGTGTTCTGCTTCTTTTTGCCCATCTTGAACTCCTGTTTGATGTAAAAAAGGCGAGCCGGGTGGCTCGCCTTGGTCACTTCTGCCCGGCTATTACGCGCCGATCTTCATGATGCGCATCGGCTCCGGGTTCAGCAGGCCGCCACCAACGCGCTTGGTCGTGTAGAACTGCACGTAAGGCTTGTTGGTGTACGGGTCGCGCAGGACGCGTACGCCCATGCGGTCGATCACCAGATAGGTCTGCGCGAAGTTGCCGAACGCGATGGACAGGCCGTTTGCCGCGACATCCGGCATGTCCGGCACCTCCTGAATCGGGTAGCCGAGCAGGGTGTTTGGTGAGCCAGCGGTCAGGCCCGGCTGCCAGATGTAGTTGCCCTGATCGTCCTTCAGCTTGCGCAACATGCCTTCGGTGGTGCGGTTCATCGTCCACTTGGCGCCAAGCGTGTAGCGCGACGGCAGCGCGAATACCATGTCCAACAGCGCATCGGTGGTGATGCCGCCCGCCTTGCCGGAGCCGACGACCTCGATGGAGCCCAGCGGGTGGTCGTTCGCCAACGCTTGGCCGTCAGCGAAGTTCAGCAGACCTTTCGGCTTCTTCACGCCGTCGCCCAGCCAGAACGCGCGGTTTTCCTGCACGGCGAATTCTTCATCCACCTCGCCAGCCAGCCACTTTTCAACGTCGATTTCGGCGTCATCCAGCAGGCCTTGGGTTGCAGCCGGGTTGGCGTAGATTTCGGCCAGACCGTAGCTGTACGGCACGAGCTTCGGTGTGTCGGTGTTCGGGCGCGCATCCGTCTCGCCAACCCAGCCGGAGGACGTGCCTTTCATGTTGATCAGCTTGGTGTACTCGGCCTTGCTGATGTTTTGCTGCGAGGCCAGGCCGCGCATCGGGCTGATCAGAACCATGCGATCCAGAATGGTGCGATCCCACTCGTTCGGCGTCAGATAGCCACCGTCCGTTGCGGTGCCCTTTTCCATCGCGGCGCTCACGTCGCCCTTGCGGAAGTGCGCAGCGAACGCCTCGCTGTATTCGCGGTCCTTGATCTTGCGACCGTCCGCGCCGCCAAGCTGCGCGGTTGCGGCCTGCAGGCTGATCTTGTTGATCTGCTCGGTGATCGAGGCGATGTCGGCGTTGATCTTCTCGACCTTCAACGCCTGCAGGGCGTCGGCGGTGCCCTTCTTCACCTCGTCCAGCTGCTTCTGGTGTTCTTCCTTGAAGGTGGCGAACGCTTGGTTCAGCTGGGCCATCAGTTGGGTGACATTGCCACCATCGGCGCGCACGCCGGAGATGATGCCGCGATGCACGGCTTGGGACTTGCCCGCCATGCTGCCCATTGCCATTGCGAGGGCGCTGGCCATTACACTTTTGCTTTTCATTGCGATCCTTTCAGAGTGTTCAGGAGATTTTGCATTTGTGCTGCTACTTCGATGTCGTTGCCAGCGCCCGGCGTGGCATCGGGATCATCGGCAGCGCCCGGCTTGCCGTTGAATAGTGCGTTGAGAGTCTCGCGGCGTTCGGCCCGGCTCAAGCCGAACTTGGACAGCGATGTCTCGACCAGAGCGAGCACCTTTTGCTTGCTCTCGGCCTTGGTTTGTTTGGTGGCCGCGCGCTCCAACTTCCCGGTGGCGAAGCCGTCCTTGATCGCCTGCTCTGCGCCGATGAACGTCTCATCGTCCATCATCTGTTCGATCTTCTTGGCGCTCAGCCCGGTGCGCGCTGCATACAGGTCGCGCATCGCCCTGTCGAACGGCTCCAGATAGGCAGCGGCCTCGGCCATATCGTGGCGGTTGCCAGCGGCGACAACCCACGCATTGTGGATCATCAGGTTCGCGCCCTCGCCAATGTAGATGTCGTCACCGGCCATGGCCACAACGGATGCCGCCGAAGCGGCGATTCCCATCACGTTGATCGTCACCTTGGCCGGGTGGTTGCGCAGCAGGTTGTAGATCGCGACACCTTCGAAGAAGTCGCCGCCCGGCGAGTTGATGTTGACCTTGACCGGGTTCTCACCGATGTTGCGCAGGATCGCGCTGATGCGACGAGCGGTGATGCCCTCGCCGTCCCACGTCTGGCCGATTGGCGCATACATGCTGATGGTGTGTTCGCCATCGTCGGCAGCGGCCCGGATGCCCGGATTCCACTGCTCCAGCGCGTCTTGGCGCATATCGAACTGCGCAGCCGACAGGCGCGCGTCGGCTTTGATTTCAGGCAGGTGTTGGAGCAGGCTCATCTTTCGGGTCCGGTTTCGTTGTTTTGGTCACAGGTTGGGCGAGCTTTCCTGCGTGCGCCTCTTTCGATGCCGGCAGGTCGCTGAGGTCACGCACTTCATTCGCTGCCATCCACGGCTGGCTTCCACCGGAGCCGAGTGCTTTGGCGAAGAATTCCGCTTGATCCTTGAGTGTCCCGCGCATCAGCGCGCGCTCGTTAAACTTGGCTAAGTATCGCTGTGCTTGTAGGTCTGTGAAAAGGCTCCGCGCGATTGCTTGTTCCCAACACGTAAAGTATGGCGCGAGCGTGTACTGAATGAAGTAGATTGCGAGTTGTTCGATGCCGCTGCCCCAGCTCGTGTCGTCCATCATCAACAGCGGTCGCGGGACGCCGAAAGCGCGCGCCACCTCCTCGATCTGGTGGTTGCGGTTCTCAAGGTGTTGCGAGTCAGCGGCGGTGTGGTCAAACTTGTTGGCCACCATACCCTCTTCAAGCACCATCCACTTGTGGGCGTTCTCTGCTCCAACGTAGCGGTTTTCTAGCGACTCCTTGAGGCGACGGTGTGCGTCGTCGCTCAGCTTCTCCGGGTGCGAGAGCGCGCCACCGACCATCATGCCGTTCTTGAACAACCGGGCAGCGGCCTCCTCGGCGCGCATCGCCAGTCCGATGGCCTCGCTGGCGAGCTTGACGAGACTGATACCGCCGATGCCGTCGAGCGACAAGCCGCGAAGCGCGAACACGTCCTCGTCCTGCAGCGTCACCCTGCCGCCGTCCGGACGCGTGTAGGTGTACTCAACCGTCCAATCATCGCGCAGCTTCTCCTCAATCCTGTCTGGGTCGAGCGGCAGCAGGGCTATGACCTGATTGCCAACGCCCTTGACGATCCGAGCGTATGCCTTGCCCTTCGTCAGCAGCCGAATCATCATCAAGCGCTTGAACTCATATGGCGTCTGGAAGCCGTTAGGCTTGACGCGCAGAACCTTCGCCAGCGGGATGTCAGTCACCTTGGCGCGCGCCTCGTTGTCCTCAAGGATGTTCAAGGGCAGCATGGCGATGGTCTCGCAGATCAGGCGCACACAGCGCAGCACAGCCATATTTCGCAGCGCAGACATGGAGTTGACGAGCGCCCCGGCCCCGGTCACATTCCCGGCGCGCAGGAACTCGATCAACGCCGGATCGTCCAAGCCGTTGAACATTTGCCCTGTAGCGCCAGCGGCAGAGGCCAGCGGCGCGCTGCCGGTCAACGTCGCCTCAGTGACGGCAGGCTCTGTGTCGCGGAAAGAGGGCATGAAGCCCGCCATAAAATCTGTTAGTCGTCCCACATTGCCCTCGTCAAATCATCAAAATTCCGCGCCCCTCGTACACGCTGTCACCGTCCTCCTTCTCCTGCGGCAACACCCCAACGGCGATTGTAAGCGCAACCGCGCCGTCGATGCGTCCGGTGGCCTTCTGCTTGTCCAGCTTTCGGTTGTCTGTCGGATCGCGCACAACGCGCGAGTTCGCCATACACATCGTCAGAACAGGGTGCTCGCCGTGGGATACGTTTTCATTCAACAGCAGCTCTTCCAAGCGGTCGATTGCCGGGGCCATGTCCTTGAATCCTTGGCCAAACGGCACCAGCGGCAAGTTTATCCCTTCTCTGTTGAATTCCTTTTGAAGCAGATCAATGCGCCAACGGTCGAAGCCGATTGCTTGTATATCCTCGCACTCGCTGAAGATTTCCGCGATGTCCCTTGCCACAAAGCCGTAGTCAACCGATGCGCCCGGAGTCGTTTTGATGAAGCCCTGATCAACCCAAACGTCGTAGGGCGCGCGGTCCCGCTTCGCACGGTCAGCAAGCCCCTTTTCCGGTGTCCAGAACCACGCGCGGACGTGCAGCCTGCCCTCCCACCAAGCGATGGCCACGAGCGCCGTAAGGTCCGTTTTGCCAGACAAGTCGAGGCCGCCATACACCTTGCCGTAGCGGAACGCATCGGGCAGCGGATCGTCCTTGTTCGCTAGCCATGTATCGCGGTCGATGAACGGCGCAACCATGTCAACGCGCTGGTTCAGGTTCAGGTTTCGGAATGACGGCCTGAAGCTCGGCATGCGCTGCGCCTTGCTCGCCAGCTTTCGCATGTCTGCTTCCGAACGGAAGTTGCCCAGCGCCGGGTTGGCCTTGCGCCACTGCTCCTCATCCATAATCTCGCAGTCCTTGTCGCCACAGTACAAGTGGACGATGGTGTGCGGGTCTTTGGAGGTGAGCGCGTCGTCAATCCAGATCGACAGCAAGTCAGCGTCGTTCGGCGCTTGTGTCGATATGACGATGATCAACGGATTGTCGTGCGCGCCCTGCGCTGTGGTGATGGCGTCGATGAAGTCGGATTGTGGGCCGCGCACCTGCCCCAGCTCGTCCAGAATGGCGAGGATTGGCGACAGACCCTGCGCCGTTGCGCCGTCAGCGGCCAGCGCCCTGAACTCCACATTCTTGGACAGGCCCAACAACGTCTTGCCGGACGGCACGATGCGCACGCGCTCGGCCAACAGCGGGTTCAGCTGGATCATCTTCACCATGTGCTTGAACACGATGGCGGCCTGATCGCGGCTCATCGCGCCGGAGCAAATCTGCGAGTTCAGCTGAGCCTCGGGGCCGCAGATGTGGGCGAGCGCGATGCCGGCAATCAACGCCGTCTTTCCGTTCTTTCGCGCAATCGAGAGAATGGCGAGGGTGGTGCCGTGTGGATTGTCGTACACGTCCAGAATGAACCGCTTCTGGAACGGGTCGAGCACCACCGGCTGACCAACCAACTTGCCTTCTGGAACCTTGCAATACTTCTCGATGAATGCGATCACGCGCTCGCCGCGCGTCATCGTCAGCGCGGCGGCAATCGGCGTTTTGTCGCCAGGTGAATTTGTCGGTCGAATCCTCATGCTAACAGATCGTCGCTTTGGGCCTCCTCGCGGGCCTGCCCGGCTTCGCGCTCCAGCTGTCGGCCCTTGGCGACATTGCGTTTGTCGCCGTTCGCCACCACCCCGGTGATGCCGAGAGCGCGCATCAGCGCCATCTCACGCCGCGCCAGTTGTTCCAGCACCGACACACGCGGGTTGGCGTACTGTAAGACGGACTCATTGCGCCCCAGCTTCTCCAGCACGGTGCCCTCGCTCTCCAACAGCTCCGTTTCGCGCTCAATGTCGAACTGGCACCGCGTGAGTTGCGCTGCGACAACCAGTGTAGTTGTGGTCCACTCTTTACGCGCGCGCTCGCGCACGATTGCATCCCAGAACGGCATGTGCTCGTCGCGCAGCCGGATATGTGCAGGTGGGTCCGGGTACGGCTGTGTTGCTGCCAAGGCTGCGTCGATTGCTGCCGCCGCGCTGTCGGAGCGTGCCTTTCTGTCTTTGTCGGTCATCGTTTTTCGTCCAAAAATTGGGGTTAGCGTTGAAATGAGGG